TCAATGTATTTGTCGGGTTTTGTATGGCAAGCAATCAATGAGGTTATAATATCAGCGCATTCAGTAATGAATTACGTTAAAGAAATTGCTAGATTATACGCAAGACAAGGTAAGATGTTTGAGTGGTACACACCAACAGGCTTGCTTGTAAGGCAAACGTATAATGAGCAGAAAAAATTAAGGATAGCAACACACCTTAACGGATCTGTTGTTAGGTTAAATTATTCTAAGCCTATCGATGATTCAGTAGATGCGAGAAAAGCAGCATCAGGTGCAAGCCCTAACCTTGTTCATTCATTGGATGCGGCAGCTTTAACTTTTACAGTTAACAAATGTGTAGCAGAGGGCATCACTGATTTTGCAATGGTACACGATAGCTACGGAACACACTCACCAAATATGCCAACACTTAACGAGAAGTTAAGAGAAGCTTTTGTTGAGATGTATAAAGAACATGATGTGTTGCAGAATATCTACGATAGTGCAGTTACATCATTAAAGGAGGGGACGGATGTGCCTAAACCTCCAGAGAAAGGACAGCTAAACATAGAGGAGGTTTTAAACAGCGATTACTTTTTTGCATAGAAAAGGGTCATGCCCCATAAGCAGTCCCCACAAAAAACATTAACTTATAGGAATAAAATATATGGCTAAAAATATTATGGTACTCGAAGGTTCAGCACAATGGGCGAAGGTGTTGGAACCAGATACTAAATGGAATCCATTAGGTGACTACAGTATCAATCTACAAATGTCCCAAGCTAACTCAGCAGAAATGTGTGAGAGACTAGAACAAATAGTCCAAGAGGAATTTAATAAGGCAATCAAAGAAAAGCCTCCATTAAAAAATACTCTGACCACTCAGGCTGTCGTTAACACAGTGTATGACAAAGAGACAGGGGACGATACTGGTAAAGTAGAGTTCAAGTTTAAACTCAAGGCGAAGGGACAGCGTAAGGACGGAAGTTATTACGAGCAACAGCCAGCAGTTATAGACGCAAAGAAACAACCACTGCCAAAAGATATGCTCATTGGTAACGGCTCAAGAGTAAAGGTGGCCTTCGAGCCTATCCCTTACATTATGCAGTCAACCAAGAAGGTAGGAGTCTCACTAAGGCTCAAGGCAGTGCAAGTAATAGACCTAGTAGAGTACGGTAACTCCGCTACTAGCGTCTTTGATGAGGAAGACGGCTTTGTTGCACCCCCTCCTAGCAACACAGCCTCTAACGACTCTGTCATGGCAGAGGAGTTTGCAGATGCCGCTGACTTCTAGATCGACACTAGAAGAACGAGTGCAACTCAACCTCAAACATCGTGGAGTAGCTTATGAGTATGAACCTTGTAAGCTACCCTACACGGTAACTAGACAGTACACCCCCGATCTCAGGATTGGGGAGATGTACATAGAGGTCAAGGGATACTTTCGACAAGACGCGCAACGTAAGATGCGTAATATGAAAGAGCAACACCCTGAGTTAGACATAAGGTTCTTATTTCAAAGAGCGAACAGTCCCGTGCAAGGTGCTAAGAAGCGTAAAGACGGCACAAAGATGACTTGCGGTGAGTGGGCTGACAAACATAATTTTATTTACGCAGAGGAAATCATACCAGATGAGTGGATTACAGGAGAGTGAATTTATAATGCACACTCCGTGCAGTAAGTGTGGTTCGTCAGACGCTAACAGTTTGTATAGCGATGGCCACACCTACTGCTTTAGTTGTCAAAATTATGGACAATCCCAAGAGGAGGTCAGAATAGTGGATAACGCGGTGAAAGATACTAATTTTAAAACAGGCTCTTATCAACCACTAGTAAAAAGAAACCTGACAGAAAAGACTTTAAGGTTTTGGGATTACCAAGTTGGTGACAGTGTGCAGATAGCTAACTATAAAGATGAAAAAGGCAACACCGTAGCACAGAAGCTTCGTTATCCTAACAAGCAATTTAATGTTGTAGGTAACATGAAAGAAGCTGCTCTCTATGGTCAACACTTATGGCGAGACGGAGGTAATAACGTAACAGTTGTAGAAGGTGAGTTAGATGCACTCTCTATGTCGCAAGCTTTTGAACATAAGTGGGCTGTCGTGTCTCTTAAAACAGGGGCCGCTGGCGCTAAGAGAGATATAAAACAATCTATAGAATGGTTAGAAAAATTTAAGACGGTTGTCTTCATGTTTGATAATGACGAAGTAGGGCAACTAGCGGCACAGGAATGTGCGGCTCTTTTGTCTCCACGTAAAGCAAAGATTGCTAGACTCCCACTTAAGGATGCTAGTGAGATGATCCAAGCGGGAAGACAAACAGAATTGATTGATGCCTTTTGGGGTGCAAAAGAGTTTGCCCCTGACGGTATCATCAACGGTGTAGATTTATGGGAAGAGGTTAGCACAGAAAAAGAAGTGTTCTCCATACCTTATCCATATCAGGAACTTAACAATAAGATAGGCGGGTGTCGTTTAGGTGAGATTGTAACTGTAACGGCTGGTTCAGGTTTAGGTAAGTCACAACTCACTAGAGAGTTTGCTTATCACCTTCTTAACGAAGGGGCTACCATAGGATATGTAGCACTCGAAGAATCTAGCAAACGGACAGCACAGGGGCTTATGTCCTTACACCTTAACAAACCTGTACATCTTGAAGAAGTCCCGACAGAGGAGCTTAGAGAAGCCTTTGATGCGACTCTAGGCACAGGCCGTGTGTTTATGTATGACCATTGGGGATCAACAGAGAGTGATAACCTATTAGCTAAAATAAGATATTTAGTAAGAGGGTGTGGCTGTCAGTATGTGATACTCGATCATATTAGCATAGTGGTATCGGGCATTGAGGGTGGAGATGAGCGTAGGATTATAGATAACATGATGACTCGCTTACGCTCCCTTACAGAAGAGTTAGAAATAGGATTGATTGTTGTATCGCATTTACGCAGACCAAGCGGTGACAAAGGTCACGAAGAAGGGATCATGACATCCCTATCGCAGCTTAGAGGATCAGCGGCTATTGCTCAACTATCAGATATTGTAATAGGCTTAGAAAGAAACCAACAAGATGCAGAGTCATCTCACCAGACTACAGTACGTGTTCTAAAAAACAGATGGTCAGGTGATACAGGTGTAGCAGGGTTACTTCACTACAACACCGCAACAGGGCGTATGTCGGAGGAATATGACATACCATTTTAATCACTCCAGCGAGAGGATGTATGATAATATTTGATATTGAAACAGATGGGTTGCTGAATGAAGTAACAAAAATACATTGTATTGTAGCACAATGCACAAAGACAGGCGCTCAAAGTAAGTTCTTTGGTGAAACCTTACCACAAGGTGTGGCGTTTTTAAAAGAAAGTCCTGAGATTGGTGGGCACAACGTCATAGGTTATGACATCCCTGTATTAAAAAAGCTATATGGTTTTGATTACAACGGTGAAGTGTTTGACACCCTCGTGGCTTCTCGATTGATTTACCCTAACATGAAAGAAAAGGATATGTTGAAGAGGACCGTTGATAATAGATTGATTGGTTCACATTCTTTGAAAGCTTGGGGACAGCGTTTAAATTACCACAAAGGTTCTTACGGTGAACAAGAACAAGCATGGACGGAGTTTAATCCTGAGATGTTAGCATACTGTTCTCAAGACGTAGGTCTTAATGTAAAACTTTATGAATTAATTGAGCGTAAGTTTTACCCTAAAGAACCAATGCGATTAGAACATGAGATGGCAACCTTGTTATTTCAACAGGAACAAATAGGTTTCCCTTTTGATGTGGAAGCCGCACAGAAACTTTACACACAACTCTCTGCAAGAAAGCAAGAGATTGAAACAGACTTAGTTAACACTTTAGAGCCAACAATAGTTGAGTTAAAAACGAAAACAAAAACGATACCTTTCAACCCCGCATCGAGACAGCAGATTGCCGATAGGCTAATAAAAAAGGGTTGGGAGCCAAAAGAGTTTACGCCATCAGGTGAGCCAAAAGTTGATGAAAAAATTTTAGCAGGGATTGATATGCCCGAAGCTAGATTGTTAACAGAGTTCTTAATGTTAAACAAACGATTAGGACAACTAGGTAATGGAAAACAAGCATGGCTCAAGCTTGAGAAGCAAGGTAGAATACATGGCAGAGTTAATCACATGGGGGCTGTTACTTCTCGGTGTACACATTCTGATCCTAATGTCGCTCAAGTACCTAGCGGAAGTGCCGCCTTTGGGAAGGAGTGCCGCTCACTATTCCACGCACCGCAAGGCTTTACCTTATTGGGTGCCGACGCTAGTGGTTTAGAGTTACGTTGTCTTGCTCATTATATGTCAAGGTATGACGGGGGTGCTTATGGTAGAGAAATTTTAGAAGGTGATATACATACAGCTAACCAAGAAGCTGCTGGTTTACAAAACCGCCCGCAAGCTAAGACGTTTATCTATGGATTTTTGTACGGTGCTGGTAATGAAAAGATTGGTGAGATTATAGGTAAGGGAGCTAAGGAAGGAGGGCAAATTAAAAAACGCTTCTTAGCTAAAACACCAGCCCTTAAAAAACTAACAGATGCTATTAAGTTACGACTAGAACAACAGCATGGTGAGAAGTTTATTAAAGGATTAGACGGTAGGCTTATCCCTATACGCCACCCCCATGCAGCATTAAACACATTACTTCAATCAGCGGGCGCTATTGTCTGTAAGTATTGGTACGCAACCATAGAAAATATGATACGTGCTAAAGGCTACACAATCGAAGAAGCTGCGATAGTGGCGTTTGTCCATGATGAAGTGCAAATCATAGTAAAGAAAGGCTTGGAGGATGACATAGGTGAAATCACTAAAAAGGCTATTAAGAAGACCGAAGAAAAATATGGATTCAAATGTCCTCTCGACTCAGAGTTCGATGTCGGAAAAAGTTGGGCAGAGACTCACTAGTCCAAGTCGTTTAGGAGATGTGGCAGAACTATATGCAATTACTTGGTTATGGGATGAAGGCTTTGAAGTTTTTTACAACGCTGGTTCCACAGGTGCTGTTGATGTTGTTGGTATTAAGAATGGTGAAGTGTACCTTTTTGATGTCAAGATGGAAGGTAAGAAAACGAACCTCCCTAGCAGAACACCAACACAAAAGAAATTGGGTGTGCAGTTTATTAAGTTTGACCCAAGCACACGCAAACTCACGCTGGTTAAACATAGGAAATAAATATGGAAGGTTCAACACTTAATATGATTCTTGTGTTTAGTTTTTTATTTGTAAGCTCTGCTCTCGCGTTCAAATGGATTGGTGAAGTAATCATACAAATCATACTGGCAAAACAAGGATTGGAAATACAAAAGAAAACTCAACTTGATATCGTATTTACGCCTTGGGAAGAAGAGGATGAGAAAGATGACCGATAGAACATTATTAGTAGACGGAGATATCGTAGCTTATAAAGCGGCAACCGTAGCGGAAACACCTATTGATTGGGGAGATGGTTTTTGGACGCTTCACGCATTTGAGCAAGAAGTTACACAGAACATGGTTTCGTTTATGGCTGAGATTAAAGAACAGTCAGGGTGTAATAAAATTATAACGTGCTTGTCAGGCGATAAGCTCTACCGCAAAGAGGTAGCGCCTTACTACAAACAAAATCGTAAAGGCACCCGCAAACCCATGCTTCTAAATTTTGCTAAAAAATATTTAGACGAAAACTTTAATGGTAAAACTGAAGACAGGCTAGAGGCGGATGACCTACTAGGCATACTAGGTAGTGCGGATAAGAATACAGTAATCTGGTCCATAGACAAAGACCTGTTAACGATCCCTGCTTACCACTTACTAGATGGTAAAGTTGTTGAGGTAGATGAAGAAGAAGCTGACTACTGGTTTTTATACCAAGTATTAGTTGGCGATGCAGTCGATAATTATAAAGGCTGTCCTTCGGTGGGTGCAAAGACAGCAGATAAACTTCTTCAAGAGAACGGAGCCACATGGCAGACCGTTGTCGATGCGTATGCTTCTAAAGGTTTAGGTGAAGAGGTAGCCATAGAGAACGCAAGGTTGGCACGTATCCTACGTGACGGTGAATATAATTTTAAAACAAAGAAGGTAAAGCTATGGATGAGATAGACCCAATTAATAACCCACCCCATTACAATGCAGGGGAGATTGAGACGATAGATTACATTGTAGATGTGTTAGGTAAATTTGATGCTATCTCATACTGTCAAGGAAACGTCATCAAGTACACGGGGGCGAGAATGTGGAACAAAGGAAAGCCCATACAAGATGCCAAGAAAGCTGTTTGGTATCTAAACAAAATGATTGAATTACTGGAAGAGACAAAAGGGGAAAGTTGGGAATGAAACACGTACTAGGCGGTGCTTCTTACGAGCACATCACAGGAATGTTTGAGGGTTTTGATTGGTATCAAAGCAAATGTTCAGAGACGGTAATCTTTGATGAAGATGTTGCGATAGAATATCTAACATTAGGATTAGCTTCTGAAGCTGGTGAGGTTGCTGGCAAACTAAAAAAGAAAATGAGAGATGGAGAGCCGTATGATTTTAAAGATCAAATGGCTTCTGAGTTAGGCGATGTGTTCTGGTATCTTGCAGTCTTAACGGATCGTTTGGGGCTGAACTTGAGTGACATTGCCTTTAATAATTTAAACAAACTATACAAGCGTAAAATTAATGACACCTTAAAAGGTTCGGGGGATGATCGGTAATGGATTCATATCAACAGTACATACACAAATCCCGTTACGCTAGGTGGCGGGAAGAGGACAACCGTAGAGAGACTTGGAAAGAAACAGTACAGCGTTACATTGACTTCTGGTTAGAGCGTG